TTGATCTATATCTTCTTATTAAATCACTCTCAGTTCTATATACTCCTTCAATATCTACATAAGAACCAAAAAAACCACTGCTAATGTAATTCTCCGATCCATCCTGATCATTAGGAGGGACCGGAGAAACTACACCAGGTGGTGTTTTTTCAGTATCTTCAATTGAAAAACCAAACAGCCTTGCCATTATTATAAACTAGAAGTCTTTGTGCTCCTAGTATTTAGAACATAAAATTAATCAGTGCCTTCTGATTGGTCAGCAAGTGATTTAGGAATCAAATTATTTGATCCAGGATCATCTGCATTAGTAAGAGCATCATCTTTGTATCCAATAGTATAGTATTGATATGCAAAGGTTACAGTAAATTCTTCAATAGTATCAGCACTATCATAGCTCAGTTCAATAGGTGAGATTTCTGTTGGGAACAAATCAACAAAAGTGTAAGTTCTCAACTTAATCATTTCATCACCCTTACCAGCATTATTATCTTTATTGTTGAGGACATTACCTCTTCCAAGTTGTCTTACTGTAGCATTTGTCATATATTCACCTGGTTTAGCAATTCCAGTTCCATCATCTAATTTTGCAATTGCATTGCCCCACTTTTCAAATGCAGTTCTAAGATCAAAACTTTCATCATTTAAAATGGTCACTGTCCAATCTTCATATGTTCTGTCACCAGCTACCTTTAAAGTTCTACCTCTGAATGGTACACTAATGGCAGGCACAGATGAACCAGGCATCTGTGCTGCTTTACACATAAATCTAAAATTCTTTTTAACATTATCAGTCCATACTTGCCCAGGATATTGAGACTCTACGCCTGAAGGGAAAGATGGAAAATTTACTTCAAATAGATTGGGGCGTGCACCCCCACCAGATAATCTGTTTTTAAACTGCTGAATGTTTGTTCTTTTTGTTGTTGCCATTTTTTAGTCCTCCTTAGATCTTTTTAAATAATTATCAAATAGATTCAGCGAATTGAATACCAGCCCTTGTTGCAACAAAGGATAGTGAAATATAATTAATTGATCTAGTAGGTTGAATAAAGATATCAGCCTTAAATTCATTATTGTCAACAATAGCAGGTGTATTGTTTGACTCATCACAGACAACTCTAAAGTTTTCAATTCCTCTATTTGTCTGAATCTCTCTTAAGAATGGAGAAATTGTATTGACAAATGTTTCTCTAGTGTCAGCATCATTGACCTCAAAGAGAGATGCCTGAGATGCTTCTTCAATAGCTTCTTCAACTACAATGAACAATCTTCTAACATTGATTCTATCAAATGCAGACCCATAGGAAAGTGCAGTTTTGTCACCAAAGAGAAGAGGACCTGCTCCTTGATTAATAATTGGATTGATTCTAGAAGAGTACAAAGTGTCTCTTTGATCTTTATTTGGATTGTATGCAAGTTTCACAGCATTATTAAGATTTCCTCTCTGTATACCAGCTGGTGAGAACCAAGGGAATGATTCAACTCCTGTTCTAACCATCAAACCTGCAACATCAGCATTGCAAGGGAGATATCTAAAGGTGTCATTGAATCTGTCATAGACATACTTATATCCAGAGTCAAAGACTGCAAATGATGATGAAGTTAATGCTGAGAAGAAGTTAACAACATTGGTTGTTTGTGTTGTTGAATTTGATACATTAACAACATTATCTCTATGTGGTGAGATACAAGCAATACAATCCTTTCTTGAATTGGCAATTGAAATAAGAAGATTTGCTTTTGCTTGAGTTTCAAGTTCAGTTGTACAACCTGGACCCATCAATAAGAAATCAGCAGGTGCTGTATCCTTATTATTAAACAATTCATATGCAGTCTTCAGTTTGCCTAATGTTGCTTTAAAACCACCACCCTGAATGGCACTACCATAATCATTTCCAGCATTTAACTCATAACTTACTGCACCAATACCAGAGAATACAATTCCCTTAGCATTTTGACCCCAAACACCTGAATTTGCAGTGTTAGCAGTGAAGTTTGTAGAGAATCCTAGTGCTCTTGGAGTGGTTGGTCTACCACTTGTTCCATCAACTGCAAAGGATGCATTGGTTCCTGCAAAAACATATTCTGAGTTGTCAGAAATATAACTCTTGAAGTAATTTCTGGTTGGATTTTGAGCATCAAATACAGAGTCTGATGCTTTTGAAAGTCCATTGAATTTCTCAAGGATATTTCCTTGAATTCCAGTTACTGAACCATCATCATCTACAACTGCCACATTGATGGTGTCAAATCTACCACCTGCAGAAGTTGCGAAGTTTGATGTTCTAGGTCTTGGAGCAATTGATTTCCAAAGCACTGTGGAATTGTCAAGTCCAAGAGTTTGTTCATCATACCAGTCAACAGATGATGTAATAGTAACTGTTGTTGGATTTAATGGAGAAGCTAATGTGTTTGTTGTAATAGCAACAACACTTGTTTGTCCAATACTGATGGACTTGAGAGGATTATTTGGTTCATAATCAACTATACTGTAAGTGCCTGATCCATCTACTTTAGCAACAATTTTAACATCAAATGTGCTTTGACCAGAAGAAGCAGTATTTACACCAGTAATAATTGCCTGAACATAACCTGTTTCAGCACTTGAAATACCAACCCCAGCAACAGTTGCAGCAATTGCAGCAGTTATACCATATCCTACTGTAATACCAGCACCAGCAAGACTTGTTGTCGTAACTCCCAATCTTTGGTCTGCAAGACCATCAATTTGACAAACTCTTACACCATTACCCCATGATCCAGGGTTTCTTGTGGCATAATACCAAGTTGATGCTGTGCTATGATTAAACTCATAGTCATCATAATTTTTAATCTTTACATTTGTAGTTGTTCCCACACCAACAGCAGCGTGTGAGTTCAATAATTCATCATCATCAGCTCTGACAACAGAGAGGACACCACCATAACCCATGTACTCAGATGCAGATAACCAGTATTCATACTGCCTATCTGTGCTAATTGGTCCACCAAAAGTATCAAGTAATTCTTGTGAAGTAGTGATTCTAGTTACTTCCTCTACAGGTCCAATTTTAAAGGGTCCAGCAATAGCACCAACTGTATCAACAGTGCCCTCTACTCTTCCAGTAGTTAGATCAATTTCTCTTACCAGTACTCCTGGAGATAATTGAGGAGTTGCCATGTTTCTCTCCTAGATTCTCAGATTTTACTATAAATTATTTAGAGTTTTAATCATTTTCATTGGGGAAACTGGGAGTGAACTACCAATCTGGATAAGACCAATCACAAAAAGGATCTTTTTTCTTTTTGTGCTCTACAATTCTTTTAATTGTACAGTCTTTACATTCATATGAATATGATGATGGAACTGCACCTCTATTCTTTCTCGTTCTGTAAAATCCATCAATTAAATTTTTTATCTCTCCACATGATCTACACTTTCTATCATTTAAAAGTAAGTGACCAAGTTTTATTTGCCCATCAATATCCATTATCTGTAGTCCCACATATATGATCTGTCTCCATATTCATCAGCGTACCATCTGTCCCCTTGTTGATCCACAAAACTAGAATCATCAAGTCCATCATTAATAAAACCAAAGGGTGCCATGTCTTGCTCAATTTGATTTTTTTGCTCTTCATATAATCTTTTTCTAACATCTTGATCTGTTAACTCCTTGAAATAATCTTGTGCAACTAACCATGCATATATTACTAGACACATTGCCAAATCGTCATTACATCCTTCTTCTGCTTCAAAAGATCCATGCTTTGAAATGAATGTGGTAAGTTCTGAAATAATTTCATAATCACAAAAAGTAAGTTTATTCTCCTCAATCATTGTTTTTAAATTAAGAGATCCAACCTTCTTTACTGTTTTAGACATCTTGACACCAAGTTGTGTCTTCTTTCCTGAAAATCCCTGACCAACTATTTGACCTGCTCTTCCTCTCATTGAACACATCAATAAGTTTTGATATTCAAGATCATATTGTATAATACTTGCTACCTGATCTCCAATATCATTTACTTCACAAAGAATAAATGCTTCATTATATTTTTTTGCCATCTCCCAAATAATATTTGGGAATAGCATAGGTTTTATTTCATTATTTCTATATTTTGCTACAATTTTATGTGGAAACTGTGTAATGTCAAAAATAACAAATGCTGAATAATCTTCACCAACACCTCTTGCTACATCAACAGTAATAACATAATCACCTTTTTCATTTGGTGGTTCATATATGTCCATACCAGCATTAGATTGCATTGGATTTTCATATACCAATGACTTTAGTTTACTTGGAGCAACTAAAGTATCTACAGAACCTAAAAATTCACACTCAAACTCAATTTTAAATTGTGCTTCAGATGTATTAGCAATAGTTTGTTGTTTCCATTTATCATCTCTTCCAGGAACTTCACTCCAATGCACATCTGTAGGGATATACTCATTTCTTCCCTTCTCAGCATCATGCCACATCCTATAGAAGTGGTTCATGCCATGGGGCGTTGAAACTATGATGACTTTTGTGCTTTTACCAGAAGTAATAGTAGGATAAACAGATGCAAAGAAGGAATCAGCGATGTGATTTGGAACGAACGCGAATTCATCCAAGAAGAGGATATTGAACGACATGCCTCTGACAGCACTTGCAGATGTAGAAGCTGCCAATATCTTACTGCCATTTTCTAACTCCAGTGAACCTTTATTCCATGATATGATACCTTGCTGCATCCATTTGGGAAGGTTTTCATACGCAGTTTGTAATCTTCCTAAAAGTTCCCTAGCAGTTGCTGCTTTGTTAGCAAGTATGCCAATGTTAACAGAGTCATTGAAAACCGCATAATGAAGAAGATAAGACACAACTGTAGTACTTTTACCAGTCTGTCTTGGCATTTTACAGATATTGAATCTGTTAGTGTGAAAATTATTGATGAGTCTTTCTTGGAAGTCATAGGTCTTAAATGGTTGTAGACCATGATCAAGAGTCACAATCTTTACATAATTTTGAGCAAAATAAACAGGATCCTCCTTACACTTAATGAATTCCTGAATATTTTCTTCAGTAAATTCAATTTGTGTATTTGCTTTTTTTAGATTAGGATTGCCAAGATATACATTATCAGACATAAGTTAATCAGCAGTTCCAAGCTCTAAGTGATTTATTGATTCTGCTATCTGGATCATTAGCAGTTTTAGAAGAAGTCAACTTCTTCTTCATTCCTTTCATTCTCGCACAAAAGCTCTTTCTACGAG